CTCGATATAATACAAGTCATAGGTTAGTGACATATCATCATCATAAGTCACTTGCGTTAAACCAAATTTACCGCTCAACTTAACGGTATAAACGCCGTTAGGCTGAAAATACAAGTAAAGCCGCGTACCACCTAGTTCGCGCTCTGCGCGATACTGGAACGGTAAGCTTTGGACGTTATCAACACGAGGCGTACCAAAATACTCTCGCCTGCTCATTTCCTGCATACCGAAACGTACATCACCTAAATTAAAGGTAAGCGTCTCAACAGCAAGCAAATTAGGTCTAAAGTATTCTTCTTGCCCTGCAATAGTTGGAAAACTATCGCGTCTAAAATAGGGGATTAAGCGCAAATCAGAGCCTTTCACATCAAGCAAGGCATTTAATAAATCCAAACCATCGGCCAATTGCGTGCCGCTAACGGTTTGCAATTCACGAGCTACTATTTGAGATAAATAATAGCTTTTAGTGATTAATTGCCTTGCAGTGATAGCCATGCCTAACCCCTTATTCGATTAGATATAGAACTGATAACCAGCAACGTTAAGCGCTACCGCATCACCACCACCAGCAGACCATAAATATTCAATTTTAGCTGCGCCCGAGTCAAGAGCAGATACGATTAGCGCGCTACCACGAACAACAACCGAAGTTACTTGTGATGTGGCTTGATACATATCGCCCACAGCGCCAAACGTTTTTAAAGTCAACGTTCTGCTAGCTGCAGCAGGGGTCATTGCATACTTAATCCAGACGGGTATTTTATCAATCGCTGGAACAAATGTTGCTAAAGTCACCGCTGTATCAGTAGTTGCAGCACCTGCAGTAATAGCCGTTGCAATTGGTGCATCGTACATGAATAAACGCGCGTTGTTATTACCAGACCAGTAGCCCAATAAGAAATCGCTTGTTGCATCAGTGCGAACAAAACCGATTAAACGAAATGCACTATAACCAAAAGGCATTACAGGCCCGGTTAATGAAGTAGATAATATTGCGCCAGTGTCTTGCAAAGTTACAGGGTCGGAAACAAGATAGACAGCGTATAAAGTACTTGCTGCAACTGTGCCAGTATCCAAGCCATTTAAACCGCTTAGGGTATTGTTAACCGCAATAACCGCGTCAGAATTCATTTGAAAAACATCGGTTGAGTCGCGGCATTGACCGGCTGCAATGTTTACTATTTCATCAGGGTTTGTGGCGTCGTTGCTTAATTCTAGACCGTTAATATATAAAAACGGGGTAACTACAAAAGGTAATGCGGCCATGATTTTTCCTTATTCATCTGTATTTTTGTGGTGCTCTCTATGATGCTTACGACATAACCACCTTACATCAAGTGGCTTGCTGTAGTCATCATGGTGCGCTTGTACATCAATCTCTGTGCTGCAAACTTCGCAGGGCTGTCTAATTAAATATCCTTTTCTTATAGCATATCGAGCCATACGCCTCGAATTCTCTTTGAAAAGCTGATTGTCAGTTCTAAATGGCAATCTTTCTTTGCGTACCAAGTAATTGCATTTAGAGCAATGACTTTCCTTGATATAAGAGGCTTCTTTAATTGCCCCGCAAATAGAACAAGTAGGCGCCCTTCCGTCATGATGCTTGTATCTTCGCCCTTCAAGCCGGCTTTTTTCCGCATGTTTTGCGCGCTTGCACTCTTTGCAATAAGCATCACGTGGGTTTTCTTTTAATTTGCCGCATGTTGCGCAATCTGGTTTATTTTTTAGATAATACCTTTCGCGCTCACAAGCCAAACAATACCCGCGCTCTTGATGCTCCTTAACTCCTTTGCATTGACTGCAATAAATCCCGCGTTTAACAGCTGAACCGTGCGTGTCTCTATGTTTCTTTGAATCACGACGATTTTTTGCCCTCTTGTTCTCTATTCTGCATTCATCACAAATTTTCTTTTGTGTTGACGCTTTTTGTTTGCCGCAAGCACAGATTAAACTACTCATACTTAAATCCCTAATGTTATTTTGTACACAAGCATGATAACATTATGGACTATATAAACAAAGGCTTATAATGGCAGTATTAGCCTCATACTATTCTCGGGAACCAATGCACTTCCGTGTATCTCATCTCTCACGTAAGCCCGATTATTTTGCCCGAACTGGGACCCGAAGTAGTGTCTAATAGACGCACCAGAATCAGCATCCTGCATGTTCACAGTAGTGAACGGAGACTCATCAGGTAATTGTGGCATTGCCAAATAAAACTGATTACCAGAATGCAACAAACCTGCTTTATGAGAAGGCAAAGGCGTTACAGTCATGCCCGCAGAAATTGCGTTGTTCAAGTTTTGGTTTGCATTTTGCGCCCAAACTAAACCAGCTTCGTTGATTGTCTGCAAAGACACTGTAACAGTACCCGCAACGGTAGCGGCATCAGCAATCGCTCTAAATTGAACGGGTTGTTGGGTTACAGCATGACCAATGAAGGACAGGAAGCGCATGTTAGGCTTACCTGCTACACCGTCATTGAACTGGAACAAATCACCCGCTTTAATCGCGTTAGCATCTGTACTAGCTGTTGGCTCGGTGAATGTAATGGTTGTAACGTTAGCACCAGTAGGGTCGTTTGTTGAAACAACGGTCATGATGTTATTGGGCGCTGCTGCATCACCAATAGTACCTGATACATGGCTTGGTAATAGGTTTGATGTAAACCAATCACAACCAGCAAACGGGCCCAACTCCCAAGATTGCGCTAAATCGTTGTTGCGATTCGTAGCAAATTGGTTTAGACCGGAACCAACGATTGATGGAATTGTTGGAGTAGGTAACACACCATGCAATTTATCTTTAGCTGATCCATAATCGTTAAAATTGGCTATTGCTTGCGCAAGTTGTGTAAAAGAATTAATTGGCGTAACACCATCGCCATAGAAACGGTATGGGCCGTTTTTGTAAAGAGTAGTACCAACCAAAGCATTTTGAGGGTCATTAACCACAACACTTGAGGTAATGTTTTTCAATACGTCTTGTTCGACCTTAGTGCCTAGCTCAAGCATTGCTGCTTTACCAAAGCGGTCCATGTAGTCCATGACGTTAAAAATAAATTGTTGGTCTGTATAACCTGCTGATACGTTGAATGCTTGCGTACAGCTTAAGGTTTGCACTCTTTGTTGTGAAGGTTGTTGCGTAATTGGCAAACCAGCGTAAGCAATATAACGTGGTGTGGTGTCAAAAGTGACCGCATCGCCCAAATTCGCTACTAGCTTATTGAAGTCTTTAAACTTCTTGTTTGACTGACTGATTGCATAAAATGAGTTTAATAACCAGGCCAGCTCAGCTTTTTGATAAGTCTGGACGGTTTGTAATACGTTAGTAGGTGTAGCCATCGTCATTACTCCGAAAAAAGTTAATTTTTCAGGAGCGGCAACGGGTTTGAGCTAGGAATTAATTCCTAAACATTTTCCTAAAATCAGAAACACTCAACGAGCCGTTATCCATTCCTGCATTGCTCGAAGTTTTAATTTGACTTAAGGGTTCTTTAGCTGTCTCATTGTCGGCTAAAGCTGCTTGATTTTGCTTGATTGAGTTGCTCAGCTCATGCATTTGTCTTACTGCAAGTTTTGGCTGTGAATGCATTAACATCAATAGATTAGCCATTTTTTGGGGGTTATCTACTAACTCGGCCATAATATCGCCGGTGTTTTCCATGTCATTCGCCATTTGCACTAAGGGTGCTAAGCTTGAATAATCAAGTTCATTCAATTTGGCTTCTAACCCTGGGTGACGTTCCTCAGCAGCTTGCATCTTATTTACAAAGCTATCGACCGTTTGTGCGGTCTGCATTTGCTGCATGTGGTTTTGAAGTACCTGCGGGGCTTGTTCGGCAATCATGCGTCTAATTTCGTCGGGGGACATTTGAGCCATCCCACCTAATGAGCTAGGTGCATTGTTCTGCTGTGGCGCAGCTTGTTGTTGTTGTTCTTGTTGTTGCGCTTCTTGCTGTGCTTGCAGTTCCATTAATGCCTCTCTTTTGCCCTTTTCGTAGGCTTTTTGTTGTTCACGTTTAACGACATCCGACATTTGTATCTTATTAAACATCGGTTTTTGGTCATCATCGTTATCAACTGGTTTACCTACTGGCGCTCCAAGGTCTTCACCCTGAATATCAGCTTCTAAATCTTGGGTCATATCAATCCTTCATTCTGACTTTTTAGGCGGTGTCACCGTAATAACAATGCATGTCGCTGCAAAGAATCGCCCAGGTTATCGTTTGGGGACGTAATGTATTTATTATGGCACAAGGTTAAATTGTGTCAATAATTGTCACTATTGTATCGTGTTTATTTGATTATAACAAATAGCGTCACTTTTTCTTCTTTTTAGTGACTTTCGCCTCACTCAAAGCTATAGCAATACTTTGGTTCAACGGTCGGCCCGTGCTGCGCAGCTCGCTAATATTGTCAGAAATCGCTTTTTTGCTTTTACCCTTCTTTAAAGGCATTTTATCCCCCTTAATTGTTTTTTATTTCCATTATTCTCAATGTCTGCGCTACTATTTAATATTTTCATCACCACCACTCAATCATGCAAAAAGATGGTCCGCCATCGCCGCCGCGACCACCGGTAGTTCCAGCGCCACCACCTCCGGTCCCGCTCTGCCCACTTAATGAAACGTTGACGCAGTTTGTAGTCGCCACAAATTAAACTCCTAGTTATCTTTCGCTTCTATCAAACAACTTAGTCATTAACTCGGTTCGTTCCGGGGTTTTCATCCCTTCGGTAGCCTTGTACATGCTCTTAGAGATTTGTTCCCTGCTAAATCCATCACGCTCAAGCTTGGCAATTCCATGCTTTGTTTCAAGATGATTGATATTTATTTGATATTTTGGTCTAGTCATTTTCTTTTTCCTTCTTGGATTGTGTCATCTCATGGTCTAAACGAATATGCTCTCGCGCGTTTTCGTGCTCTTTCATTTCGCGTGCATGCGCTCTATCTTGCACTTCGGCAATCTTAACAGCCGCGTCTATTGCGTGGTTTTCAGCACTGGTTTGTGCCTGCTCCAAACGCACTGCACTTTCAATTTGTTGCGAGGTGACCTTGCTCTCAGCGTCCAACATTTTTGCATCAGCGACAATCTTTTCAATACTCATTTTAGCAATTTGTATCTGATTATCAAACTCGGCTTGCTGTTCTTTGAATTGTTGTTCTTGTGCTTGTATCTGTGTCTTCATCATATCAGCTTGGGCTTTTATCATGCGCGGGTCGCTTTGCATCGCTTCTTGTTGCATTTGCTGGGCTTGCTGTTGTTGCTGCTCTTGCATTTGCAGGAATTGCGGTACAGCCTCTTGAAGCTCGTCAGCACCGTAGATGGTAAGGTTTTTGATTAAAATTGGTAGCCCCATAGGTGAATTCATGAACGCGTTAAATTCTTCACTGACATTCATCAATGAGGAAATCGTAGTTAATGCCCGCTCTTTTTGCACCTGGAAGTTAACACCCGCTTCAATCTGGCAATGAATTGCTGATTCCTCATAATCAAGATAGGGCGCACCCTCTTGGTTTACAGGTTTGTATCCGGCCTCACCATTCATCGCAACGATAGGTAATTGACGTTTGCCAGTAATGTATTTTGGCAATAAATCGACTATCACATTACCTAGCTGAGTCCATGCCGCAAGATATCCTGTCACGTAAGGCATTGCAGCCGCGTTGCCCACCGATGCTGATTCGATGACCGCCTTACCGCTTAAATCATTGTCGTTTTTACCTAAATTACTTGCATAGCTTCCTAGAATCGTTTGCGTTGTTGGGTCTGCAATCTGGAATGCGCCCATTACTTCAGGCGGTGCAGGTACGTTTTGCACCTCACGAATTGGATTTGGAATGGGCTTGTCTGGATTGTTCTCAGAATAGGCATTGACTACCACCGTATTAGCGCGCTGTACATCGTTTAACGCATCCAAATAATCTTCTTCTTGCGGTATGGCTTCCTTCATGATGATGAACTTATGCTGTACCATGTTTTCAAGGTAGTTGCCTAAGCACTGCATCGAGAAGTTTTTAAGATTTTGAATGCCTTTTGTGTGATAGACATAAGGACGTGTCATCTGATAAGAGCAATTGCTTTTCCCTTCGCGCAAAAGGATTGAATTTCCATCTACGAAAATATGCGGCAAATAAGTGTAATCTGTTTCTTCATAATCAAGTATTTCACACTCGGTCAGCTTGTAGCGGCATATTGTCTCAAGCTCTGTCCATCGAGGCTTACCGACCACAACTGGCATTTGCTCGATAAATTGCTGCTCTTGCCAGTAGCGCTCTAGCTTCTTTAGATTCTTAACGGTTATGACTCGACCATTGGCTAATTGAACAATTTGAGTTCTTTTCTTTTTCTTCTCGTAATAATCGCCAATAAGGACTACTTTGTTTTGTTGCTCGTTGCGATACGACCAAGAGAATTCCTCAAGGTTGCGCACAAAACTTAAATTGTGATTTGCCTCCGGGTATTCCCTAACAAAATCATCTTCAGTCTTGGGAAATAGTTCAAAGCAATACTGCCCATCTGCTTTGTGGCTGGCTCGCGCCATAGGGTCAAACCCTGTCATGGTCGGGTCAAAAACACGCGATGCTTTAATAACTTGTTTCATTGACATCGGGCTTGCGTATTCTGTCCAGGCTTTAATCACACTAAAACCACCGGATAATAAATCCTTGTAGACTTCATAGGACATGCTGTTTTTATTAGCCTCATAAATCACATGGCGAATATAACCTTCGACAACCTCAAGCACTTGAGGAGATACCGGAACGCCTTCGGCTGGTGTCACCGATATACTTGGCTCATGCTTGGAGAATTCACCCAATAATCTAGATATGTACGCTTCAAGGATGTTTGCCTCGATAATTGGCTTTTTAAGCGTTCGAAGCATGGCGCGCTGGTCATCAGTAATCGATGATTCAAACACAAACTTGCGAAAATCATGGAATCGGTCATAGTTCTTTTTAAAATACAGGTAGCTTGTAGAGATATTTTGCTTAATACGCTTAAGCTGGTCTTTTGCTTCTTTAGGAATTGCCATAAGTGATATCCCTTGCTCTAGAAATGGCTTTATGATTGTTCATGATTTTAGCAGCAATATTGATGTTTTGCCCAGTATTAGGCTTTAAACTTTTGTCTAATAACGCAATTTTAATTGCATCGTATGCGGTATCACAATTAGATACTAGAATTTTATTAGCATAATATACCCCATAATGCTCAACTGTTAGATTGAACACCTTTTTTAAAAGCTCGCCTTTCTCGTGCTCGTTTCGCATATTCGACATTGAAACATGTTTTTGAACAAAATTTTGCCCCGCATGAATTACTGTCAAATTCGCAAAAGCAGGTGAGACATTTAAATTTCCTTGTTTTAAGAATTGAGTTATAGGCATTTTTTCTATGCCATTCGATACCTTTATCGCTTTTATGCCATTGTTTAGCAAGCTCTTGAACCTTTTTAAAATGCTCTTTCCCTTCTTCGCTATTATTCCATCTAAGACGATCTGGCGCATGGTCTTTAATGTGTTGCTGCCTTGAAATACACTCCAAATTTTCAATGTTGTTATTAAAGCAGTTATGGTCTTTGTGGTGAATAACATGGTTTTTTGGTACTGATATCCCGTTATGAAATTCCCAAATCGCCACATGAAGTCCTTTAGCACTTTTTCTTTTTCCATTTTTTGATTGGCTAAGATAATAGCGCCTCGATCCCATAAGCTGGTATTCAACTCCATTGAAATTAATAGTTTCTTGTAATTCCATCGTAATAGCTCATTAAATGATAATTTACTAAGACTACCATCATCGCATATAGTGTCAAGATGCTTAAATTCGTTGCAATGAAATACGGGGTGATTATGCGTCCCAGTCAAGCCACAATTACTAGCTACAGCATGATAACCAGTGAATCCACATGCGGTTATTTTTCCATAACCAAATGGCGTTATAACTAGATCGCTTTTATTTATGTCCTCAATATTTTTGTAACCATACTTAGTAGCAATTTTGGTTCCAGCTATAAAGCAAATATCGTCATGGCGGTGCGTGTCGTTTGCTGTGATTTTTTTCATATGCTCAGTACACATTTCTGTATGCTTGCCATTCTTCGGCAATGACACCATTTTTGCTGCGATTAGTGGTTGTATCTCAAGAAATCGAGTGGTTTTACTGCCTGATGCCGATGTTCTTTTGACCTCTCGCAAATCAAGCCCTCTGGTATTTTCAAGCGCACTCAAAAGCGTCACGCCTGTTGATTTCTTCTCTATAGCGGCAACTGTCGGCTTAACGGGATGGAGCATACAATCATAGTAGAATGACATAAATTGAGATTCTAACTCT